TCTGATGTTACACCTGCTTTATTAACAACTTCTTGAGTACCAGTAACTACAACAGGTTTCGTAGAAATCTGAGTGTAATTAAGTAGTCTTGAAGTAGCTGTTAATGCCCTACTAGGAGAGTCATCTCCTTCCATTACGACATTTGTAGCTGCTGCTGCAAGAGAATCTGTTTGCCATTCATGTTTTGTGCCAGTAGCTGAACCAGTACCAATACTAGACATAAATGGTGTTTCAGTTGGAGAAATGTTATAAATAACATTCTGCAAATCTTCTCTCTTATCGTTACTATCAAAAGTTTCGTAAGAGTCTGTATATATTGCCATTTTTGATTACCTATTTAAAAAAGTTTTGTATTAGGTTAAGACTTCATAATGCTTTCAATAACGCTTTTAGCGTCATTAACATGCCCAGTCTTTCTTAACCTTGCTCTTTGTGCCTTAATCTTATCAGACCTGTTATCTTCTTTAGTTTGAGGTGTCCCAGGCTTTTGCATCTTCGGTACTACTTTCTGCTTCTTCTTAGAGATTTTACTTTTAAGAAGTTCGTTATATTTTCTAGCATCGTTTAATACTTTAATGCTTCTAGCATCCATTAACATATCAATTTCCTGTTCACTAAAACCTTCTGTCATTGCAAAGTTTTTTACATCTGACTTTAGTTTAGTTCCTTTAACTGGGTCTACCCATTCAGGTAATTTTTCTGTTAATATTTTTATCTGAGACTCTCTTGCTTTAACAAGATTGGCTTCATAATCCTTTTGATTGGTTGCTGCAATCCTTGCTTTTTCATCTGCTAGTTTTCTCTTACTATCTTGCAAATCTCTTAAAGCATCTTTTTGCTGCATAAAAGCCATTGGGTCTTCACTCTTGAGTTTATTCCAATCAACATTTGCGAATTGAGATATTTCGTAATCTGTTGAATCTCCTAATTGCTCTAGGGCTTGAGAGTAACGCTGTCTTTCTTGTTGAGTCGCAGCTAATTCATCATCAGCTAATTTGCGTTGTTCTGCCAATACTTGACTTTTTCTTGTGTAATCAGCTTGTCTACTGTAACCGTTTTGTAGTTCTTCAAGCGTAACCTCTACATCTTTACCATCTACTTTGATGGTATAAACATTAGGTGTCTCAGTTTCTACTTCTTGGTCTTGGTCTACTAAATCTTCAGCAGTCAATCCATCAGGATTTTCCAATCCTTCAGGTTTTTCTGCTTCTGTTTCAACTGATTCGGACTCCGTGTCCTGTGCAGAAACCTCTTCTTGAGGTTCTGTTTCTTCTTGGTCTTCTGTACTTTGCTCCTCTTGAGGAGTGTTCATCATACCGTGAAGTGCTGCCTGAGCTGACCTTACATCAGTTACAGGCACACCACCATGAGTGGATTCTTTTACAGGGATATCATCTTTTGCCATGATTATTTACCTCCCTTTAATTCTTCTTGAATTATCTTTCCGTTTTCCATTGTATTAACTAACACATTTTGTGCTGTTAAGACTCCACGAAGCGAATGATACAAGGATTCTCTTTTTTCAGTTTCACCTATATCAGTTCTTATCCATTGTTGGAATATATCGTTTTGGATAACTTCATAAGATTTTATGAGTAAAGGGTCTTCAAGTAATGTTTTTGCATCTTGTCCTTCTTTTACTGCTTTTTCTTTATCTACCATTGTCTTCTCCTATCTGTTTGATTCTATCCACTAAGTTAGTGGTTATAGTTTTTCTCCCAGTAAGATACCCATGAATATCATTCTTAGAGATTGATGTCTTCAAGTGTAGCTCGTTTACTGAAATTCTGTATTTCAACATAAGCTGTTGTAATTCTGTGTGTGTAAGGTCTGACTTATCTATTATTCTTTTCAATTTATAATAATCTTAATAGTTCTGTAAACTTATCGGTTGCTAATATTAAAATAACAATAGCTGTCCAAGCTATGTATTTAAACCTAAACACTTCAATCTTAACTTCACTCATATCTTTTTCAATATGCTGTAAATGGTTTTGCTTGATATCGCAGATGTCTTTTTTAATTAGCTCAATCTCAGTATTCATCTCGTTTAAATCTTTCATGCAAGTGGCAACTTCCTGGTTTTAGGAAATTTATTAAGAGCAAGTTCTTTTGCTTTTTTATATTTAATGTCTTTTTCATTAACCAACATTTTAATTTCTTTGCCGATTACTTTATTCCTTGCACCAAGTTTGTCGTAGTCAGGATTGTATTTTGGATATCTCATGCTCCTAATCTTTATCCGTATCTTTTCTTAAACATTTCATAAATTGGTATATTTGCTTTTTTAGCTGCGTGTGCCAATGGTAATTGACCAGCAAATTTTCCACTATTCTTCTTTATAAGTTTTGTTGCTGGTGTACCACCTAGTTTATCTATAAGTTTTGTTGCTGGTGTACCACCTAGTTTATCTAATAATGCTAGTCCTAACATAGTTATCTCCTAATATTTTTACTATTAATCTTTTACAACAGATACAGGGGTTTTCGATGCAGCATCTAATGCAATCTCTATTTCTCCTTGCTCTAATTTTTGTTGTTTAATTTTTAACTCTTCCATCTTAATCATGGTATCAACTTTAGCTTGACGCTTTTTAAGTTCGAGTGCTTGTTGTTTAATCTTGGTGTCTAACTCTACTTCAGCAGCTTCTAGTTTAAGTTTCTCTAGTTCAATCTGTGCTTTTTGGTTAGCAATCTTCTCTTCAACCGTAGGTTGAGGTGGCTGTGGTGGTGGCATGTTAGCAGGGTTTGCTACAAACATATCAGGATTCTTATACCCTGACTGTGTAATAAACTCTGATACAGCGTTATATACATTCTGTGGTGTTACCATAGTTCCCATTCCACCGTTTTGAATTAAGCCTTGAATTATGGTCATTATGCCCCCCATAGTCTGCATTTTAGTTTGCTGACTACCTGAGCCTACACCAACATTAACCGTGCAATTAAGATTGTCTCTCCATCTTGAAACATCAATGGGAACAAACTTGTTGTTTAAATAAAATACTTTCTTTCTGTCTTCGTATCTTTGGATTAACTGGTAAATGTTTCTAAATAAATCTTTAATCCCAGTTTCAGCAAAGATTCGTGCTATCAATTCTATTCTTTGCATAGAAGATTCTGTCATTGCCGAGACAGCTCCTGAAGTTACATGAGAATTTAAGACATCAGGGTTTAATCCTTGTGTCATTTTTGATACGCCACTTCTTTCTTCCCTGACCTGGTCTAGGTATTTAACCATTTCAAAAGCATAAGGTTGTACTTGAGGAGTCGGTAAGGCAGTTACTGCATTAGGGCTTCTCATACGCACAATTCCACCAGGTCTTGAGGAAAGTAAATCGTCTAGCTCAACTTGCCCTGCTAATACTGCATATCTTGCGTTATTGGTCAGGTACATATTGTCTAATAAGTTTCTAACAATCGTTGATTTAATTAATTGAATATCTTTAACCGTATCAGCCACTGACATTCCGTGGAATTTATGGGGAATCGGTAGTGGGCAAATTGTGGAAAAAGGAATTGAATCTATTTCTACATTATCAAGGACTTCATGCCCTCCTAATGTAATTTTTCTAAGCTCGGCTATGCCGTCTCCATTGTAATCTATGTAAGTGTAACACTCATCAATCCAAACCTTCCTAGATGGACCTGTGCCTTCGTCTGCTGGGCTAGAATCTTCGTCATAAGAGAACCTTGCCTGTCTTTCTTCGTCCCATTCTGCGTTATTTTGAGAATAGGTTGGAATATCATCAACAATACTTTTAGGATATCCCTCTAAAATTAAATCTGATACAGACTTTTTAACTCTATGGCAAACAAAAGATGCGTTTTCTAAAGATGATGCTCTTCTTGAAACTAAAAATTCTTCAGGAGGTACAGATATTACTTTGACTTGCCCATATTTCTTAGTGCATTTTACTTTCAAATCATAAGATGCTACTTCAGGACTAATCAATGTACCAAAATCATCTGTTTGAGCTTTCTCTTGTATGTTTTTACTAAGCTCAACTATCTCCATCTCATCATTTGCAAGGACAGATTGGTACTCAACCTCAGTTAAGTTCGTATAAACATCTGTTTTAACTTCCTCTTTCTCTTCCCAGTAATGTTTGATAACACCTGTCTTAGATATTAAAGCATCCTTGAAAGCATCGTATAAAACTTTAAAGCCGTTGTTCTGTTTGTTAAAAACATAATTAACATAGTCGGTGGCTTGTTGTGCCATCTCTATATCTTCAGGACCTTGAGGTTCAAACTCAGCAATATTGTTATGCGTAGTAAAAATTCGCATTAATGATGGCATGATATACTCAATCGTATCTCTTACATCAGTTGTAACAATCTCAGAACGACCATCAATCTCATTACCAAACTTTTCGCCTAGGTAATATTCCATATTCTCTTCTCTTTGAGCAGAGAGTTCTGTGTTGTAGTTTCCTGTGGATGCTTCTATCTCGTTAGAAAGATGAGCTACTAACTCATCTTCCGTCATCTTTTTGGTTTTAGCCATTTACTTATTTTTTCTTTGTAAGTTAGATTTTTTTTGTCCTTTCTTCATCTTTTTAAGATACTCTTGGTAGGCTTTAGTTGTGTACTTACTACCAGCCCCTTGTCCTTTAGACCTTGGGTTTAAGTTCTTAGTTGATTTAGCTGCACCACCACCTGTTTGTTTAAGTTTTTTGATAGCTCCAGCCCTGTTTGATGTCTTAATAAGTTTTGCATAAGCTGGTTTAGAAGCTGTCTTTTTAAGAACATTAGTGCCTGTTTTTTTAGCTGTTTTCTTTTTGGTAGCTGCTATGAGTTTTTTTCTTGCTGACAAACTTCCCCATGGACCTGTCGCTCTCGCTGCACTACCACCTGTTTTTCTCAGCTTATCTCTAGCTGATTTACTTCCTACTGCCATAATTGTCTCCTTACACGATTGCAACATCAGGACCTAATGTCCCTTTGGATTGCCATCGTGAGCCTTGTGTTGTTGAATGTCTTAGACTCATGGTGGCATATCGTGTAGCCGACATTAAGTCATCTTTAAGTTTGACCAGTTTTCCATCTTTACGATGATACATTCGATACTCCTCAAACCAGTCATAAAGGGTATTGAATACTTTAAATCTTCCGTGTTCCATTCTATCTAACATCTCCATCAATCCTGCTTCAACAGAGTTACCACCTTTTTTCTCTCCAATCGCTGGAGGGTTTTCAAAATGAAACGGCAGCATATTGACATAGTTATCACGGTATTGTTCTGCAAGAGTTACGCCTGAGCCTTTGTCGTGTTGATATCCATCGTGTGGAAATGCAACAGGAATCCAGTCAGAACCTTCTCTCTCGTTGATATGCGTTGCATGATAAGAGGGGATTTGTTTAGCCATACGATAACAATCATAAACATAAACAATGTCCTCGTCTCTATCCCAAGCTATCCAAACCACTGCTGTTGGATGGTCGTAGCCAAAATCTATCGCTGCAATCCGAGTGTAATGTGGGGGGATAGTGAATGGATTACAGCTTAGTTCGTCTTCTTGAATTGGAAATACCAATCCACTTCCTATCATCGGAATCCCTTTAGACCTCAGCTCCCTCTCATGTGGTGGCAAGGCTTGTAGAATTTGTTTTTTCATACTTTCGGTTAGATGATTGGCATCTTCCCAACTTGCTGTGATAAGAGCCTGTGAAGGCTTTAAATCACTTGTAAAGTTTTGCACCACCTCTGTCATACCTGATTCAGGGGTAAAGGTCATATAGACTTGTCCTTGTTTGTCTAATGTTCTAGTAATACATTGTGAGTAGATATCTTGTGGTGGTTCTTCATCGAGCCATATCAAATCCATAGACTCACCCATAAATTTTTCAGCACCCATTTCATAGGCTTTAAAGGCAACCCTAGACCACCCACCTGTGCTGTGTTTAACAAGTACCGAAGAATGTGCGTTTGGCACACCAGGTTTTCTTGTTGTTTCTCCAATGAGATGTTTGGGAATACTTCCTTTCCCTCTATCTCTTGGGTTGTCAGGTTGCCCAAATAATTCTTTTTGACAAATGTCTCTTGTGGTTTCATTACTTGCACCACATACCCAGGCTTTAATCGGTTCTTCAAACCGTCTGCCTTTCCACCAATTAGGGTATTTGCCTGTTAGATGTATAGACATCTCCATTGCACCCACATAACTTTTGCCCACCCTATTGGCAGCCATTAGTAATCGTTGGTTTGCATCAATGCTAGTTGAGTGAAATCTCTTTTGAAACTCATAAGGCTGATAGTATTTTAATTTATCTTCCTCAGCCCTTTTACCCAAATCAGAGATTATCTCGTTCATTCTTTCGTTATCTTTATTCATAGGTTTATGAGCTTATATTGAAATAGACATAGTAATCCACTTCTAAGTATATGATTTTTAAAAACATCTTGTCAATAGATATATCAATAAGGTGCTATTAGGCGATTAGTTTTAGTATTATGTTTTACTAGATTGAATTAGCCACCAATGAGTGTAATAGAGATATATATGTGGACGCCTAGGCTATAGGGGGTCAAGGGGTCTATTGTTTTAGAATGATTCCTAATCGTATTCTAATATAATCAGATATTTCTAGCCGTGAGTGTGTGGCTAGGGAGACCTCTATTTTCTAATATTCTAATATAAAAATATTAATATATACCTAAAATTATATGAGTGTATTTCTCTATGTAATATATGACAATCAGCTACTGAATGAAGGGCAAAAAATAAAAATATAACCAGCAATATACAGGCATATAATCAATTACTAATATACATGTTTTACTATCAATTAGAGCCTGTCAGGGCGTGTTAGATTCTCAGGTAGGTAGTATCATTATCTAAATAAACGCTTGTTTTTGGGCTAAATTTGGAGCATATGGTGTTTTGCTAATATATGTGATGTTATCGTTGTAAGTTATTGATATATATCAAGATATTGTTTTTCAAATATACTTGTATCTTATTGATTTTTTTTTGATATTCAGGGTCTAATATATAAGAAAAAATTAATTTAGTTTATTTTGCATGTTCCACTTGACAATAGCAAAACATAGGTTCATTATGATAATCAGAATCTAGAAAAAATATGTTTTACAAATATCGTATCTGGATTTACTTAGTAGGACGGAGATAAACCGTACCAACTTAACATGGGAATAAAAGTCATTAAACTTACCTTTCCTGAACTGGGTTAAGTCCATGGAAGCAAATCAAGGATTGATTTATCTGCTAGGGAAGAAGGGATATTATCTGATATATCACATGCTGGGATTTACTAAGCCACTTTCGAAAAAAGTTTTTATATATTTTTATATCCATATAAATACAGGGTATGAACATTTTAAATTGTTCTGCATATTTTAATTAGTTACGCAGGTTTTTATCCGTTTGTACCCTGTTAAATCCTATATATTTACAGGTTTTAATCTGTAAATACATAGCATTTAAGCTATGAAAAACAATAACTTATGGAGTATATAAAATGAATAAAATTGAAAAACTATTATTAGATAATGAAAAAGAATCAGAGAATTTTATTAGTGATGTAGCCAGTCACGGCTGTGTCAATGGTTGTGTACCTGAACTGATTTATTACAGTGATACAATTAAATTTTATGAAGAAAACGAAGACTTAATTTGGGAGATTTTGTTTGACTGTGCTGAAAGCATGGACACATCTATTTTAACAATGCTTGATAGTCATAATAAAAATGTGGGTAATCTGTGCGTGTTCAAAAATCTGTGCGTATGGTTCGCCGTAGATATGACGGCTATCAAAATTTGCAATGAGAGAGAGCAGGTATTGACTGACTCTCACGGCAATGAAATCGGATAATAACTATACCATTACTGGGTGATGTCATCCAGTAATTGCATAGTATTTATACTATGAAAATCAATAACTTATGGAGTATATAAAATGAATATAAGCATACACAATATCGTATCAATCACTAATAGCAAGGCATTTGAATTAGATACTGGCACATGGATTAGGAATATAACGGTAGTTTACAAGGACAACGAATATTCTGACGATGTTCGGTCTATTGAGATGAAAATATTCAGTAAGGATAAAGATAAATTGAGAGTAAAAAGCTCAGGAAAAAGTAAACTAATAAACCATAGAAAATAAATAATAACTATACCATTACAGGGTGATGTCACCCTGTAATTGCATAGCTATTGCTATGAAAATCAATAACTTATGGAGTATATTATGGATTATATAAAATCATCATCCCAAAGAGACGGCTTAATCGGAATAAAGTCCTTTAAAGTTATGTCAAGCAGAAGAAAAAGAAGATGTATCAATTATCAAGTACACTGCTTTGGTATTAAAGGAGACAATTATGGCAGTACAGTGTATACGATTGTAATACCTTCTATCAAATACAGGTATTCATATGGAACTATATAGATAAATACAATACCTATACCATTACAGGGTGATAGTCATCCTGTAATTGCATAGCTATTGCTATGAAAATCAATAACTTATGGAGTATATAAAATGTTAAATCTAACAGATGTATTTAATAGTGTCGAATCAGATTGTGGTTATACACTAGAACAGATGAATCTAATTGACATAATGTCCGATGATATTATGGATTTATGGATTCAATTCGGAGATGTAGACACGCTGGATTTTTATCATCAAGCAGGTCAGCACTGGCAAGAAAATTTCACGCCAACGCAGACTGAAAGGGTAGTAGAAAATGTAGTTATGAATACATTCGGATAAAATAATAATGTACTGACTAGGTTCTGCGTAGAATCTAGTCAGTTACTATATATTTACAGGGTAAATATCCTGTAAATACATAGTATAACACTATGATAATCAATAACTTATGGAGATATTATGAACGAAAAACTATTTTTAATACAGTTAGACTATAAAAGAGTTAAACAAATTTGGGCTATTAACTCAATACATGCTATGAAAAAAGCATTAGATGAATATGAAGGTGCGAAAGTAACTGGTATTAAATGTATGGACTAATAACTATACAACTACTGGGTGCTAGTCATCCAGTAATTGCATAGCTATTGCTATGATAATCAATAACTTATGGAGATATTAAAATGAAAATAAAAGAAAAACTTAATGATATTGTATCAGGATTAGTTAAGTCTATGGAGACGGCTGGAACTGACTGGGTTAAATCTTGGGCTGGTAACGGCTCAATCAATCTAGTTACTAAAAAAGGATATCGTGGTATCAATGTTTTATTGCTGGGTTACGCCAAAATGAAAAGATGTTTTAAGTCTGGCATTTGGGCTTCATTCAAGCAGTGGAATGATAAAGGGTACATGGTATCAGGTCAATCTGAATCAATCATATTCTTCAAGCAGACGCAGAAGAAAATAGTTGATGATGATACAGGCGACACTCTACTAGGTGATACTTACTGGATGACTAGATACTATAATGTTTGGAACGCTGACCAAGTAATCTCAAAAAATTACTTGGACTGGATAACCTGTAATTATAGATATAAAGAACCAGTTAAGACAGCTAGTGAAGTTGAAGACAATACTGATATTGATAAGTACATTGAGAATACTGGAGCAGTAATCAAGCACGGATTTGACGGAGCTTTTTACTCACCAGCTTTGGACTACATCGGTATGCCTGACAAGTCAGCGTTCATAGATACTAAGGACGCAGACTCTACTGGTAACTACTACGGCACTAAGTTGCATGAGTTATCACACTGGACTGGGCATAAGAAGAGACTGAATAGATTCGGTAAAGCTCCGAAAGCATTTGCAGATAATGATTATGCTTATGAAGAGTTGGTAGCTGAAATATCATCAGCTATGTTATCTATTGAGCTGGGTCTTGACCATGAACCGAGACCTGACCATGCAAAATATTTGAACTGCTGGATAGCTAGATTAAAAGATGATTCAGGAGCTTTGATATCTGCATCAACTAAGGCTCAGCAGGTATTAGATTACTTGGATGATATGCAGGATAAAAAGAAAGCAGTAGCATAACGCTACATTAATGCAGGGTAGAGATAACCTCTCTATCCTGCGTTGCTATATATATATACATCACGGTGTATATATACATAGTAATAATGCTATGAAAAACAATAACTTAGAGAGAAAATATTATGACTATTGAAGTATCAAAAGCAGAGTTTGATAGATATGTCAAAGTACAAGAAAGCGGAATGGTTAATATGATTTCGCCTGATGTGCAAGACTTAGCCGATATATCGAAAGATGTACATATGGCAATCATGCAAAACTATGTTGAACTTAGCGATAAGTACAAGTAACAGTATATAACATACGCCTAGCTACTACATAGTAGCTAGGTAGTTGCTATCTATATATACATTCATTGAGTGTATATATACATAGTAATAATGCTATGAAAAACAATAACTTACGGAGTATATAAAATGATAGACGATATATTAATGTTATGGGTATGGGTTGGAATAATCTGTACCGTTGGACTTATAGCAGGGCTAGGCGTGTACTTATATTTCATGTACAAGACTGACCCTGAATTTATAATAACATGGGTAGGAGCATTGGTCGCAGGACTGGTGGTAGTAATAATAATATTTTAGGAGATATATAAATGAGTAAAGATAAAGAACATTCAGCATTAAAAAAAGCTATGAGTAAATTAGATTCTGCTATACCTGATTATGTTTTTGATGATGATGAGGGTAGCGAACTATCTCAATGTATTTCAGATGTGTGGGATGAGATAGCTAAAGTAGAGCGAGACATTTCCAGCTACATCTATTTCATGCGGATTGATATGGAAGGAAATGAAAGGAAAGAACATGTAATAGAACTACTAAAGAGAAACAAACTGACAACAAAAGAGAAGGAGTAAATAACAATGAGTGAAAAAATAAATGAAATGAATCCTTTTAAAGTAATTGATAAATACATGAGAAAACATATGAAAGTTGGAGATGTATGTGGAGTGTTAGTCGAAAAACATGTTGCATGTGCCATGATAAATTGGGCTAAACTCAACAAACCTAAATGGATAATAAAAGATAAAAAACTTAAAGGTAGGTATAGAGTTTCGAGATTAAAATAAATTAACAAGGAGATATAAAATGGAAATAAAATATGAAACTGATACAGATTTGGTCTTTGATGTTTGCGACCAAGTTGTAAATTCATATCAAAAAACAACAGATTTGTTTAATGATTATATGTATATGTATAGCATAGGAGCTACACATTACTTTAAGCATATTAAAACAAGAGAATATATAAACATTGTAGCAACAATAAATTAACAAGGAGATGATTGATGTCTGCCTAGTAGCTTAATTGGTAAAGCAACTAACACCTGAAAGGTTAGGTACAATAGAGGATGTAGGTTCAACTCCTATCTAGGCGACAATTAAACACGATTTGAAGTAGAACATATTGTATGTTATGCTGGAGGTGAAATGAAAGAAGAAGACTTTATATTTAATGACGAGCCTTTATGTAATGAGGACGACTTGATAGATTACAACAAGCGTCTAAAAAATTATAACTGGAGCAGAATACAGTCAGCTAACTATGCTTGGCATGGTAAAAAATATGCTATGTATGAGCCGTATCATCAAGACCCTGATGAGCTTTTGGATTGTCTATGTACGCTTCGAGAGTTGGAGGAGCAGGGTGTTAGGGCATTAACTAAATTGCTAGACGCTGACCCTGCATATAGCTTGGGTGATAACGATAGAAGTGGCGAGAGCAACACTACTAATTATGACTGCATTAAATGGGAGAGTGCAAAAGTTAGAGAGGAAGCAGAAAGAAAAGATATTGAACGAGGTATAAGAAGAATAGGAGGTAAGTTTAATGGTAGTTAAATTAGATTCGAGGGAATATTACCTGTCTTATTTTAAAGACATGGTTGAAACGCCTGAGATATTACAAGATAAAATGCTAAAGGTTCTGATTGCAGACGGTTGGTGTGAGCCTGACGGTGTAAAGCCGTACTGGTCTGGCAAAAAGAATTTGATGATTGAATACTTTGACAGGGCATTTCCAAAGCATAAGCGTAGCATATTAAATGCTAGGCTGAATGAGTTAATGCAGTCAAGGGTCATTGTTAAGTCAATCAAATACAAGACCAAGCCGTATCTAATTAAGGGTACAAACTGGGACAGTAGGGTTCGTAGAATACAGCCGACACTAGAGGAAACTAGCACGGACACACTGGTTACTATGATATTAATGGGAGACAATCCTGACTGGAGGGCAAGGTATATTGCTGACCACATAGGAGATGTTAAACAGGAGAACCTAGACATATGAAGCATAGCAAGGAGCATCAGTTAATACTGGATAGAGTAATGGAGTATGTAATGTTGGTCGGCATACCGACAAAGCCTGAGCAACTCAAGATACAAAGCTATCTTGATGTTGCTTTGGACGGCTCTACTAGATACAAAGATTCGGAGGTAGCCTTCGAGAACCTTTGTGATTTAGTCCAAGACTATTATGGTTGGACTAATAGAGAGCAGTGTGAAGGGGCAGTCGATATGTTAGTAGATAGGGTTGGCGTACTTGCCAAGCACAAGAAAAGAGAGACATTACATTGAGTAAAGGAGACAGACAACGCAAGTCTCAAGTCCCTGACCATAAGGTTAGGGACAACTGGGACAAGATATTTAAAAAGAAACCAAAGAAAGAGGAGAATAAAAATGACAAGAGCAATATGGATTGATTGGTTGAAACAAAAACAGGAGGAACAAGAACAATTTATAGATGAAGTTTGTGAGATTGCGTTTGGCGATTCAGCAAAATGCGTTCGCTTCGCAACAGACAAACCTAGAGAATTTACTAAAGAAGAAGTATTGGAAAGGCTAAGGGAGTTTAGCGACAATGCTTTGAAGTGGGAAGAAAGAGAATAAAATAAATTAGTAAAACATAATTAGATATGTTACGCTAGAGGAGTAATGTGGTACAAATATGAAATGGTTTAAACATAAGAGTGATAGTCATCAGTCATCAAGATTAAGAATGGCTAGTGGCGACAACTTCCTGCAAGGCTACGGATTCTACTTCTGTATAGTAGAAATGGTAGCCATGCGTGTGGAAGATGTAGATAAACCGACAGTAGTTTTTCAAACAACTTACCTTAAAGCCATGTTAGGTGGCATTAACGCAAGGACTTTGACAAAACTATTGGCAAACTTTGAGGATAGTGGACTGATACTGAGCAAGAACTTTGAGAAAAGTATTGAAATCACAGTGCCTAAACTCAAGGAAATACAGGACAATTACACAAGAGCAGTACGAAGTAACTACGGAGAGACTGATAAGAGTGTGCGTCCTAGAATAGATAAGAATAGAATAGATAAGAATATAAAAGAAAAGATTAGTGTTGCTGATAATGAAGCACAAAGAATAAAAATATTAGGAGGTAATGATGAAGTATAATCCAATGACTGACTTTGTATGTTATGCAAGGGCTACATACGGAGACGGAGGAACAATTTGTTACAAAGATTTACACACTCCTGACATGGTCAATGGCAAGATTAGTTATTGTTCATGCCATGAAGATAGATTGCTAACAGGTAAATCTAGTACAGGGTGTACGCCTTCAGAACAAACCATACATGATAGGAGAGGGTAGTGTTAAGCGACAAAGATATAGGTAACTTCTTTGTAATGATGCACTCAATGTTCGGTCATAAGTTTAAGTCGTCATATGGTAGTGCTGTTGATAGCAAGGGCAGTATCACTATGACGGCTAAGATATGGAAGAAGACATTGAATGGCATACCACACATCAAAGATGTTATGGGAGATTTGTTTCACCCTGATTCACCACTCATGGAGGGCAAGGACTGGTGTCCTGACTTGAGAGAGGTCGTGCAGGTATGCAAGAAGTTATCTGATAAGAAGATTAAAAGTCTAGCTCACTTGAAAGAGATAGAAGACTTTAAGAAGCTAGGCTACAAACCAAGAGACCCACTGGGACACAGACCCAGTAAAATATTAAAAGACTTTATGGAAAGTGTAGACAAAAAGAAACTAAATAGTAGAGGTAAACATGAAAAAGAAAGTAAATAAAACAGAAGAAGTGTTAAAGCACATGAAGAAGAAAGGTGAGATAGATACATGGACAGCTATCACAAAGTTCAAAGCAACTAGGCTGTCAGCTATCATCTTTAATCTTAAAGCTAAGGGTTATAAGATAACTACTAGGGATGAGATTAATAAAGAAACTGGATGTATTTATGTGGTGTATATGCTTGAGTATAATATAGGTGGGAGAAAATGAAGGTAACTTATGAAGAACATGGTGATATTAAAACAGAAATCATTGATGAATACGGAGATAAAATTATGAGTAAATATGCGAACAGTAAATACTTTGATGTAATCGAAGAGATAGAAAATTCAGGTGAAGACTACAATAGAGGACATTCTATTAGAGCATTAGTTGATGTTGGAATGTCTATGGAAGAAGCGTCTGAATTTCTTAATGACTTGGAACAAAGGTGGGACATGGAAACAGAAGGTATGGCAGAACAACAAAGGGAGAAGGGCGATAGCTAAGAAGCCTAATCTTGCTAGGCGTAGACGCTATCAAGCAGTGGTGTCGGTAGGCTGTATTGTCTGCCGACTTCACTATGGCGTGAGGTCTGACCCCTGCGTTCATCATCTGACTGGAGCTGGTATGGGTAAGCGTGATGAAGAGAGAATGATAGGGCTGTGCCATGAACATCATGTCGGAAACACTGGAGTGCATCACAATACCAAGGTTTTTGAAGAGAAGTTTGGGACACAGGAATATCTACTAGAGGAGATGAATAAATTAATAATCAAATGATGTTGATTATTTATTTGTTTTACTATACGATAGTAGGAAATAAACACCTTCCGTGGTGGGAGGATTTAAGGGTAGGCAGACCATAAGCTGTCTACCCACAATCAAAGTAACGGAGGTTACAATGAGCAAACTATTAACAGCATTGAACGAGTTTCAAAAGCTCAGTGTCAGTGCAACAAAAGGTGGTACTAACCCACACTTTAAATCGGAGTACAGCACATTAGAAAATGTGATTAGTGCAGTCAATCATGGCAGTCAGTTTGGTCTTGTATTTACACAAGAGGTAAACTTTACAGATGACATGCAAGTCTTTGTTGAAACCAGCATAAGACATATTGATACTGCTGAATCTATTAAATGTAAAGTACCAGTCTTTTGCAAAGACATGACTAACCCACATCAGTTAGGGTCAGGCATAACCTATGCAAAAAGATACGGACTACAATCTTTATACGGTCTTCCTTCGGAGGATGATGACGGCAACAAAGCTGTGGGCAACAGTCCCAGTGGCAAGGCTGTCAATGATAAGCCAAAGAAAGTTGTAGATAATGAAACCAAAAAAGATATAGGGGGAGACCTTGAGAAATTAGAAAAGAATCTAAAGAAAGGTAAACCTATGGGAGTAGAGGAACTTGGGCAAAGTATATAACCTAAGAGCCAGTATGATTTCTAGGGTAATAGGCACGGATGCCTATTGCTCTAGGCAAAATCACTTCGAGATACTGGTCGGTAACAAAGAAGACAAGCCTGTCAATGAAGAGTATGTAGCACACGGCAATGAGTGTGAGAAGTACGGCATAGCACAGGTGATGATAACAACAGGTGAGCTGGTTCGTAACTGTGGTAGTGAGCTGTTAGGGGAGCAGACTAACACCGAAGTGTTTTATATCGGCAACGATAACACTAAAATTGTTTTATCATGTACGCCTGACGGATATGTAGGAGAAGATAGTTTGGTAGAAATTAAAGCTCCTTACTTTGTTCAAGATGATTTTGATAAGTATATCCAAAGGTATTTACCTCAAGTATATTTTCAACAACACTTAACAAAAAAGAAGCATACCTACTTTTGTATATATCAAATGGGTAACTCAAAAGTTTTTAGTATTCCTTATAACAAGGATTATGTAGGCAACTTTATGCTACCAAAGGTCTTTGAGTTTGCTACTTATCTTTGCAAAGGAGAGTTAGATAAAAACTTTAAGACTAAAAGGAATAGCAAGGAAGACTTTATATATAAAGGCGAGTGTCCTTACACAGACATTACTAGCGTAAAGAAGGTGGCTAATGTTTAAGCTACCTCAGTTAGAATTGGAACAAGCCTTAGACTATCACTCTAAACTGGTGGAGACTAGGGCGAAGGCTACTGCTGATGTATATAAATACACAAAGAAAAGGGAGGTTGCTTTCTCTTTGGCTCTAATTAATACGGCTGAATTAAAAGCAACACAGCCCATGAGAGAAGCAATAGCAAACACAGATGAAGATGTTATTAAATATAACGACTTGATTGCTGATGCAAAAGAATCCGAGTCATTAACGACTGGGAAAATAAACAACCTAGAACACAAGCTCAGACTCTTTCAAACTGTAAGTGCAAATGAAAGAAGAGAGAAAGGGTTCTATCAACAAAACGGAGACTAACTAATGGACAAGATAACAATTAAATTATTTTTCAACGAAGTATACAATGATGTTATATCGGTGTTATTTAAACAGATGAGTATACATAAGGAGACAGAAGGGACTAACCCTAAACCCATAGGAAGTAACGCTAAGTTTACAGCGTATGAAGACTTTTCTATAAAGAAAGGAGAGACCTACGACATCTCTTTATGGGGACAGTTTGATGAGGACAAAGGATATCAGTCAGCAAACATACAAATAAAAAATGCAAAGGAGTAATCAATGGCAAAGGATTGGAAAGCAAACTGGGATAGGTGGTACGGAAACCCTGAGAATCGTGCCAAGAAACTAGCATACTCTTTGAAGAGGTATAATGAAAAGAAAGAGTTTCTTTTAGAACAAAAGAAAAAAAGAATTGCTAGTGAAACAGATGAGCAAAGAGAAGACAGGCTCAGAAAAATGCGTGAGTATTCTAACCAAAGGTACTACGATAATCTACAAAAACAAGATGATTAAAAAATATGAAGACATGATAAACAAACCACCCCATTATAATCAGGGTAAGATAGAGGTTATTGATTTTATTAATGACCAAAAACTTTCTTACTCTGAGGGTAATGTGGTTAAATATATATGTAGGTATAAGAAAAAGAATGGGATTGAAGATTTAAAAAAAGCTAGGTGGTATTTGGAACACTTAATCAGGAGTGCTAAATGAATGAAGTAAAACCAAAGAATTCTTTAGAATTTTTTTACACACACTATTCTGCAAAAGAAAGGCAACAAATAGTACAAGGAACTTACCTTAATGTTTTAGAAGATTATGAGTTGGACACATGGATTCCTTATAATTATAAATGGAAGGGAATTTTAAATTCTTATACGAGAAAATATCCTGCACATCATGTAATTAAAGCTATACATACAGCAGAATATTATCTGCAAGAAAGCGAGTATCGTGACAACAAAGAAACAATTAAAAACTTTACAAAAAAAATTGGAGGTATACTTTATAACCGAAGTAAAAATAATAATGGTAATAAATAATACAGGCGATACATGAAACTAGAGATGCTAACACTACTACTACCTAAAACGGTAGACATGACAGCAATAGGCATGGGCAAGTCTCACGACAGTGTTACTGCTGAGGATATTAATACTGCCCTGTCTTATGCGAATCTAAATAAAGATGAGGTAGCTATTGTCATGGCTAAGTTCTTAAATGATAATCAATCTAGGTCAGATTTGTTTCGTTCTTTTTACGCAGATGCGTTAGATGTTTTCAAAGATGTGGAGTTGGAGAAGGGAGACGATGCAATCAGAACTATTATTGACTGCTGTCTTGTTGAATCTTTATTACAGGCGTGTCCGTTTTGTAATGGAGTGGGGCATAATATATTTGCCAACACCATACAAAAATGCAATCACTGTTCAGGAGGGATGTTTATATTTGATGATAATTTTAGGATAGCAATGACTGGATTAGACAAGGCTGTATTCTTATCTATTAAAAAAGGCTACAACACAATTATATTAAAACTTAGAGACCTAGAATATTCAGCGTTAGAAAAACTTAATGCTTAACTTTAACTTCTTCTTCGTCTTCTTCTACAGGTATAACAGGTATAACATCAGCTAAGTCAGGAGCAATACTTGGCATCTTGGTCATTAAGGTTTTTAACTCTTTAACCAACTCTTCATCTGTCTTAGAACTTACATCATCAACACTTAGATTGATGTTCTGTTGTGAGTAATTACCTAGTTCAAGCAACAGTTTTGCTGTATTAAGTTTAACTGAGTCTTGTTCTGAATTAACCAACAAATCTTTTAACACATTGATTGCTAGACTAGAGGTAGAAGTAATCTTTAATTCATTGATACTTCTTATTTCTTTGTCATACTTTTTCTTTAGCCAGTAGCCGTGCTGACTTGGGTTCTTTGTATACCCTGCTTTCTTTGCTGATGCTGTTGCGTTAGACACCGTGTCTCCACTGGTCATGTATTCAACAAACAGCTTTTCTTTTTTCTCGTCTGCTACTCTCATCTTATTGTCCTAATGGGTTGTCTGACCTTGCTTTCATCTCATTAACCTTAGCGTTTAATACTGCTATCTCAGCTTTGTTAATGGCTATGTCTGCTGTCAATGGTTTAATATCAGGGGCTGATTT